CCGAGAATGGCGACGCCCGGGCCAAGGTCACCCTGGATACCCTGAATTCCCTGGTCACCCTTGTCTCCTTTGTCGCCCTTGTCCCCTTTGAGACCTTGAATCCCCTGCAGCCCCTGGATGCCCTGATCTCCGGCAATACCCTGGATCCCCTGGTCTCCCTTCGGACCGCGGAACGGACCTGAGTTGACCCAGGCGGAACCAAGGAAGAGATACAGATCGGTACCCACGATGTAGGCGTCGTTCTCGGCAGGTGTCGCCGGCAGCAGCGACACATCGGCCACGGTGCCCTTGATGGCAAGACTGCGGCCAGTCGGACCTGTCGGACCCGCATCACCTTTCGCACCCGTGAGACTCGCCAGCCACGTAGCCTGGTCACCGACGAAGCCGTTATCCACGGCGACCTGGTAGGCCGACAGACCATCGGCCCCTACCAGTGTTGCCAGCCACTGTTCCGGCGTGCCGACGAAACCGGCCGCTACCGCTGTGGCATAGGCAGAGTCGCCCTGGATACCGGCATCGCCCGTATCACCCTTGTCCCCCTTGACGCCTTGCGAACCGGTGTCCCCTTTCGGACCCTGGATCACGCCGAGGTCTTCGAACGCCGCACCGGTCCAGCCCCAGAAGTGGCCTGCGATCAGGTAGCCATCACCGATATTGGTAGCAGTCCCAGGCAATGCGGACGTGTCGGCAAGTTTGCCCAGAATTGCAATGCCAGGACCGAGATCGCCCTGCACACCCTGGATACCTTGCACACCCTGGATACCCTGCGGCCCGACGAGAGAAGCAAGCCACGCAGACCTGGTACCTGCATAGCCATTTGCGACGGCGACGTCATAGGCGCTCTTGCCAATGAGCGAGGCCAGCCATGCAGTCTGGGAGCCAAGGAAACCATTGGCCTGCGCCACCTGATAGGCCGATTTGCCATTGAGTGTTGCAAGCCACTGTGTCACCGTCATGGTCGACGGGATGGTCCCTGCATTCTTCGCCAGCTGGTACGCGGACAGACCCTGCGGACCCATCTGGCCAACCGGCACCCAGTTGTTGCTGTCCCACACCCACATGATCGAGTTGATGATGAAGGAATCCCCTGACTTGTTATTGTCAGGCGGCAGATTGGTGACCGACTGGAACGAGCCCTGGATCTTCAGACCGATACCATCCTGACCGCGCAGCGAGATCAGCCATTCCGCTTCGGTACCGGTAAAGCCGGCGAGCTGTGCGAGTTCATAGGCCGACTTGCCCTCCGGTCCCTGCAGGTTGCCAATGTCGGACCACTGGCCACCGATGAAGGCCCAGAAGTGCGAACCGATCAGGTAGCAGTCCCCTTCTGCCGAGACATTGGCGGCCGGCAGTGACGCTTCATCGGCCACTGACCCGAGCAGCGTCGCACCATTGCCGGTGGCACCTTTATCGCCTTTGGCACCCGGCAGACCCTGGGTGCCCGCTGCGCCCTGCGGTCCGGCATCACCCTTGATCGCCAGCAGTTGCCACCAGGCGTTGCTCGCACCGACGCTGGGAGAGTGACCCTTGTTGGACTGCAGCGCAACGTAGGAGCTGCCACCAAAATAGACGACGTTGTTCGCCGCATACTGGGTAGTCGGACTCCACACACCCTGGTTGCTGATGGTGATGGCCGAGGCCTGGGTTGCCCAGTATTCCGCTGAATACTGGGTGCCGGAGACCGGACCATCCATCTTGGTGGCCCAGTCCTGGGCTGCCTGGGCATTTTCCAGTGCCTGTTCGCTGTAGCCTTCCGAGCGGGCGGCCGCATCCGTGGCCGTATTGGTGGCGGTTGTTACCGCGGCGAGATCGAGTGCGACCTGGGCCGCCTGGTTGTTGACTGCCTGCTGGGCAGCACTGGCGGTTTGCGCGGCCTGCTCCAGGATCGGCACGAGTGTGCTCACCGTCGAGATGTTCTCGGCCAGATAGGAAATCTCACCCAGGTTGTCGTAGACGGTCTTCACCACCGGGTAGGCCGTGCCCAGCAACTTGTCGACGACAAGCGCGTCACTGCCCATCGGATTGAAACTTGAACGCTCAGTCATCAGTGCCACCCATTCCTGTGAAAGCGGGTATTGGTCTGGGCCATGCTGGTCTGAACCAGATCCATGCCCAGTGCTTCGCTGCAGATCGTCTCGTACCGTCCAAGGTGTTCCTGTGCGGTCACCGAGGATCCCTCCGAACTCATGGCCGAGTACACCCGGTAGGCGATGTAGGCAGTCAGTGCGCCCCGGATTACATCCGGAATCTCGATCACGGTGGTCTCAGGCAGATCCTTCGTGAGGATCGGGTGCCTCGCCTGATAACCGACGCTCAGTGCCTTGCCCCCTTCCGGATAGGGTGTCTGCAGCACGTTGTGCTGGGGGGTATAGAGGGAGTCCGGCTTCTCGGGATCGTTGAGCGTGAGCAGACAGCCGAAACTGTCATACACCTCCAGGATCTTGATGCAGTCGTCCTGGAACGGCTCACGCATCAGATCCTTGATGTAGAGGAACGGCTCCACGCTGGTTTCCCAGGCCGACTCCGCGAACTTGTTCAGCAGGTGATAGTTCGTGATGTGATCGAGCATTTCGATCAGCACGTCATTGGTGCGCAGCAGGAAACGCGAATGCAGGCGAAACAGTGCCTCATTCGTGTAGAGCAGTACCTGCGGTTTGCGCTCGGTGAGAATCGTCCCGCCACCCTCACCGGACATGGCATGGTTCGACAACTCACCATAGGAAAGCTCTTCATAGAGCTGTGCGATATTCATCCAGACCTCACACGATAATCACACGATGTAACTGGCCAGCCCGCCTGGGTCAGACTCGTGATGCTCTTCCTCATAGACCTGTACTTCCGAGGGTGTCGCCGGAGCGGAATCAGAAGGCTTCCACGGCTTCAGATACCCGAGCTGCGACACGGTATCGATAAAGTCGTCCTTGCCCTTGATGCCGCTTGAGGTGACCAGCTTGAGCTGGCCCATGGCGAGACCCATGGTCTTTGAGTGCTTCATCTCTTCCGGGAAATAGAATTTTCCGGCCTTGAACCAAGGAACTACCAGATTGAAGCGGGAGAGCTTGTCGGTGATTGGGCGTATGCCAGGGGTTGTATTGTTCTTGTCCGATGAGGCGAAGTTAAACCAGATGTTCCGGTTTATCTGCTCTCGCTGGAGCCAGGAAACAAACCCACCCTGCTGTCCCGTGATCTCGATGCCTACCTGCTGCGGTTTGTACTGCTGTACCAGTCTGAACAGGTCATCGACTGTCTTGTCCATCTTCTGGCGTTCGATGATGCCATCGACCCAGAACCAGTCGCCATTGGAATTGTACGCCCAGACACTGATCACGGAGTAGTCCGCAGTCTGTTTTTCTGAGGTGGCAAAGTCCGTCGTGACATAGAAGTTGAAGCTGCCCTGGTTCTCGAGCAGATTACGCCGGCCGTACCAGCGGATCTCTGCATCCTGCACCAGGCGTTCCTCTTCCGAGGTGATACGCAGCATCAGCTCCTGCATGAAGGCGGAGAGCTTGCCCGTCTTCGATGCCATGTCGTACTGCTCACTGACGTACGCATAGGTGAAACGGTCTTCCCAGGCACCACAGAATTCCTCTTCCGTGCAGGGGAAACGCTCACACACCGGCCATACGTTCACGTCCCACGCACCCGACTCAACCGCCTCGATCAGGATGTCATCCTTGTTGAACGGCGTGCCATTGAACACGACCTTGCGACGGGTCGGATCGAGTGCGTGATTCACACCCTTGTAGACCGTGTCCTTGATCGCCTGCATGGCGGCCCGGGACTTGGAGTCATCGTCCGACACCAGGTCATCGAGTACACAGACGACCGGCCGCTTGCCGAAGATCTTGGTCCCCCGAAGACCCGTCTTCGCACCGAACATCTTGATGCCCAGACAGTGGCCTTCCTTGTTCCGGAACTCGATGTAGTTATCGGTGAAGACTGCGTGGGGAATCCACTCCTGCAGGAACTCACTGTTGTTGTACCGGAACTCGATGTTCTTGCGTGCCGACTTGACACCGTTGTCCATCGAGTCAGATACGTAGATCATCCCCTCGACCTTGCCAAAGCCCGGGATGAACCCGAACATACCGAGGAACAGTGAAAAATACTCCATGAAGAGAGTCGTTTTCGCTGCACCCCGGAAGCACAGATTGGCAATGTAGCTGGAAGGTGATTCCACCACCTTGTCCAGCATCTTCAGGTGCACGGGTGGTGTCTTGTGTGACTCG